CCGTCCGAAACAACAGGCTACGGTAGGTATGGGTGGTTCCGAGGCGAGGACGGTCGCGACGACGAGGGCGAGGACGAGGACGACTTCGACGACGAAGAGGACGGCGAGGACGACCTTGAGGACGAAGAGACGGAACAGGTGGTGGCCAATGGCTGAGGCCACCAACAAGCTCGAGAAGCTCACCTTCGTGGGGCTGTATGACCGGCTATCGAACGTGGCCGAGATCACGGCTCAGGATCCGTCCGGCCTGCCCGGTGTGGGTATCACGACGTTCACCCTTGATGTCGAGACCGTCGCCCATTACTGCGCTGAGGCGTGGATGCTCCTGGTCGTGCGACGCATCAAGCTGGGCATGATGGCGTTCAAGCCCGATCTGCCCTGGCTGCCAGAGGGCAACCAGGTGACGACGGAAGCCGGACTGACCATCACCGCCGCCGTAGATCGTTTGCCCGAGCTGCATGAGGAATGGAAGGACCAGATCGAGGCACTGATCTACGCCAACGAGAACAAGCTCGTTAAGGTCGTCTATTCCAATGGCGGCATTTCGGAGACGAGGCCGGCAGACGAGCCGCGAAACGAAGAGCCCTCAGTCACGATGTCAGCCGGCGGCAAGTCGGTGACGCTGAAGAACACCGACATCAACACGTTTACCAAGGCACTGGGCAAGGTGGCCAACGGACGGGGCGGTGGTCGATGACCGTCTATCGCACCGGCCGCTCGACCGACTACATCGTGGCGCCCGAGCAGAAGCAGGCCAAGCCCAAGCCGCGGCCGCTGAACCACACCGACGACGCCATTGTGCAGTTCGAGCGCATGGCGCGCGGTTTTGTCCCCAGGCTGGGCGAGGGCTCGGCCGTCGTGTGGGTGCAGGATCACACCCTGACCACCGAGCAGCGCGAATGGTGTCGCGCCACCGCTGAGCAAATCAAGCGCGACGCCGATCTGGCCCGCGTCCAGCGCCGCACGCAACAGCCGCGATCGCGGACGCCGGACGAGGTGGAGCACGCGGTGGCGGACGTTCTCACTCGCCGGCCGGACGCGACGGCGCACGAGGTCCGGATGATCACCGGCGTCTCGCACTCGCGGGTGCTGCGGACTGAGGCGTGGATTCTGGCGCACATGGGGCGGGTGAAGGGATGACCCGCATCCGCACTGGAGAGGCCCTCGCCCTGGCCGCGATCCTGGTGTCGCTCCCGCGTCACGGCGTCGCCCAGCTTCACCAGGCCGGCATGGCCGTGCCCTCGGCGCCGTGGTGGGCGGCCGTTGTCGGCGTCAGCGCGGTCGCGTGGGGGCTGCTCGAAGCCTTGACTCTCGCCCACTTGCAGCGCGCCTACTCACAGACGCGCAAGCCCGTCCTGGTGGTGTTGACGGTCGTCATCCTGGCCACCATCGCCACCGTCAACGCCCCGTCACTGGTCGCTGACAGTTCTGGGATGACGTTGACGGCTTTGCTCGGTGTCGCGTCAGTCGCGTATTGGGTGTGGGCGGTCGCGTCAATCCTTTCAACGCTGCTGGTTGTCGTGGCCGCGTTCGCCGCTGACGCTGCGACAGAGCAGGCCGGCACGGCCGCGCTCGTTGACGCACTGGATAGCCGGCGCTCGGAGGGGGCTTTGGCCGTAGCCGGCGCATCGGTGACGGTGAACGTCTCACAGAATACCCCGCCAGAGGCCACAGGAAGCGATTTGCGCAATGCGGGCGATGTAATCAAGGCGTGGGGCGATAACGAGACCGATCTCGCCGTAGAGGTGCTTTTGCGCGAAGGCGAGAAAACATCGGGCGCGATCGCCAAGCGGCTCGGGGTCTCGTCAAGCGCCGTCAGGATGACTGACGCATGGAAGAACCGCGTCAAGGAGAACGTATGACAACACCCGTTTGGAAACTCATCGAAGCAGGCGTCTACATGACGCACTACCGCGAACACCTGTTGCGCTGCCGCTGGACAAAGACCGGCTGGCTGATCTCCCGTGAGACGTCAGACGGTTGGCAGTTCATTGCCGGCGATGTCAAGCGCGATGACGCCGAGCGCAAGGCGTTCGCGTGGCTGGGGGCGAAGTGACCCCAACGCCCGTCATCCCGTTTGGGTTTTCTGCCGCCGACTGGAACTTCTTCAGTGTGTGCGCTGGCAGTGTCATCATCGTCGGCCTGCTGGTCTATCTGGCTCTCAAGTGGAGCCGGGGAGGTGGACGTGCAAAGTGAACCCCTTCGCCCGATCCCGTATGAGCATCAGCCCAGCGGCCTGACGTCGCTCTTGGCGAAGACCGCGCTGGCCGTGGTTGTGTTCATCGCTGCCCTAGTGCTGATGGGGCTGGCCTTCAAGGACAGCCCGATGTTGAGCGCCGGGTTTGTGATGGTGCTGCTCACCGTTGTGATCGGCGGCGCGGCCGCGTGGGTGTCCGATTCGCGCTCACGCGGACGGGCCCACTCGGAGCAGCTCAGCACGGTCCACGAGACGGTCGCTCAGGCAGTCGCGCCGGCCGTCGCTCAGGCCGTGATGCAGATCCTGGGCGGCGTCATGGCCCAGAACTGGCCAGGAGGCGGGGCCGCGCCTGCGTCCACGCAGGTCATCAACCATCTCCCGCCCCAGGCGGTGACGCCGCGGTTGCCGGCCCGGGTGGTGAGCGTCCCGCGCCATGTCGTCTACAACCAGGCGGTCCCGTCCGGCGTGGCGCCGTATCAGCCGATCGAGATCGAGACGATCACCGGCGACGATGACGAGACGCCGGGCGCGACGATCACCGTGCCGCTCAACCATCTGATGCGTTTCGCCTCGTGCCCAACGCCATCGCGCAACGAGTGGCAGGGCAAGACCCAGCCGTACGGCGAGGCCGCGCGGGTATTTCTCTCGCACGGCTTGATGACGCGGACCAGCCGCGGCGGATTTGCCTGGAAGCCAGAGTATCCAGTGCAGTCGCGCCGGGCGTGGCTCACTCAATACGAGAGTCGGGTCACGGGCGCGGGCGCGCACGCGGGCGAGACTACCCTACTGCAGTAATGGATGGTCACAGGTGACTTGGACCTGTTACTGGGGCACCGGTAACAGGTCACAGGTCACCTGTGACCGGGGTAACAGGTGACAGGTATGAGCTGGATAGGCGTGGATCTGGACGGGACGTTGGCCCAATATGGCGGCTGGAAAGGCCCCGACACGATCGGCGAGCCCGTCCCGCTGATGAAGGAGCGGGTTATGAAGTGGCTGAACGAGGGTGCAGAGGTCAGGATTTTCACGGCGCGGGCCGCCATTCCTGAGCAGGTTGCGCCAGTCGAGGCATGGTGCAAGAGGCATCTGGGCGTCGTCCTGCCTGTGACCAACGTCAAGGACTTCGGGATGATCGAGCTCTGGGATGACCGTGCCGTCGGCGTGGTGGCCAACACTGGCCGGCGCGCTGACGGGAAGGAGTGAGGTCGATGAGCGACGACAGAAATATCGACAGGAATATGGTGACCATCGATGCGCGCCAGTTGCCTTTGCCGCTGCACACGCTGGCGCGGTCGTGGCGGCAGGCCGGCGTCCGTGTTGCAGCTCGGAAAGACGATGCCGGCGAATACATGATCATGCAATTGCGCCCAGGCGAGCCCGTTTGGGTCGGCTGGTATCCGGTGAACTTCAATGGCTGACATCCCCAGCCGCGCCCTGGTCCGCGCTGGCACTCTCACTCCCGACGGCGCCCGCCTGGCGGAGGTCCTCGCTCGCATCGCCCGCCGGCTCACGTCGGATAATCGGCCGGCAGAAGTGAGCAGACCAAAATGACGGCCGCCGCGATCTACGTGCGCGTCTCGAGCGAGATGCAGCTCGACGGGCATTCCCTCGAGGCCCAGGAGCGGCTCTGCCGCGAGTATTGCCAGCGCCACGGGCTTGCCATCACCACGGTCTACCGCGAAGAGGCCGAGAGCGCCTCGAGCAACGACCGGCCGGAGCTGCAGCGCATGTTGGCCGACGCGCGCGCCCACGTGTTCGCCGCTATCGTTTTCTATCACACCTGGCGCTTCAGCCGCTCGATCGAGGACTCCGCGCTGATGACGCGCCTCGAGCGGTCCGGGATTCGGCTCATGTCGGTCACTGACGCAATCGACAGCGCGACGCCGGCGGGCCGCCTGCAGCGCAACATCACCCTGGCGGTCGGCCAGCACTACCTCGACCAGCTCCGCGCCGAGACGACCCGCGGCAAGCGCGAACGGGCCCTGCAGGGATACAGCAACGCCAGCCACCCCCCATTCGGTTACGTGCGGGTGTCAGATCGCCAGAACGCGCCGGGCCCCGAGGCCGCCGCGGCGAGATCGACGCCATCCGGATCGATCGGCTGGACCGCCTGGGACGTGGAGACGCCCAGGCGGTCCTCCGTTACGAAGCCCGGCGCGCCGGCGTGCGCCTGGTCTTCAATACGCCCGGGCCGGATGCGGACACCACCGAGGGCGTAATCGCCGGCCTGGTCGACCAGCTCACCAGCGGGATGGAGCGCCTCAAGATCCGCGATCGCTTCATCCACGCCAAGCTCGCTCGAGCGCGCGCCGGGCGTGTGCTCGGTGTCGGCAAGCTCCTGTATGGCTGGCGGGCGATCCCTGAACTTGACGCGCGCGGCCGCCGGATCGGCACGCGGGTCGAGATCGTCGAGAGCGAGATCGACCTGGTCCGCGACTTGGTGCGCGACGTCCAGGCCGGCACAAGCGTGCGCGAGGCGTGCGCCCAGCTCGAGGCGGCCGGGATACCAGGCCCTCGAGGCGGCGCGCGCTGGCATCCTTCGACGGTGATCGCGATCCTGCGCTCGACCATGCTCAAGGGCGAGTGGCAGTTCATGCGCCGCGAGACGCGCCTGGTGGACACGCCTGCGGGCCAGCGCCGACATTTCGTCCGCCGACGCGACGCGAGCGAGATCATCAGCCTGCCCGTGCCAGGCATCCTGTCGGCGCCGGAGTGGGATCGCCTGCAGGCCCAGATCAATGCCAATCGCATCGAGCAGTTCCGCACGAAGCCACACCGCGACTATTTGCTACGCGGTCTGATCCGGTGTGCGCTGTGTGGTGGCGCGTATGTGGCCATCGCTTCAGTCCGATACATCACCCAGGCGGGAGAGCCCAGGTCGTATGCCTACTACGGCTGCACTGGCCTGGCCAACGTGAAGGGGCATCGCTGCCACGCCGGCCGGCGCAAGGCCGAGACCGTCGACGCGGCCGTGTGGCAGGTCGTCGAGGGCTGGCTGATCGAAGACGCGTCGATCGCCGCCGGCGAGGCCAGCATGCCGCGGCTGGATCTGTCCGCCTTCGATGGCGCGATTGGACTGGCCAGGCGCGCCGAGGCCACGGCCGAGGGCAAGCTCCGCGGGGTTCTGCGCGAGAAGACGGGCCGGGCCGATGACGATCCGGCCCTGCAGGTCCTGGCCGAGCTCGAGCTCGAGCACGTGCGTGGGTTGCGCGCCGCCCGGGCGAGGCGCATCCAGGCAGAAGCGGATAAGGCGGCCGCCGAGCGGGCGGCCAGTCAGCAGGCCGAGATCCGGGATCTCAAGACCGCACTCCGGGAACGCCTGGCATTGGGCGGAACGCCGGCGCTCAGGCGGGCCATCGTCGAGGCTTTGGGCGTGCGGTGCGTGTTCGACGGGCACGTGATGCAGGTCACCAGCGTGGTCGGGACGGCGTCAATCTCGTTTGTGTAGCCGTAGTGTGCATGTGCAGGTTGGCGACGGCCTCACAAAAACCGCCGCTCTCGCGTCCTGATTTCATAGCGCGGCCAGCATACCGCAGAGCGCCGCGCCTACCACGCCGGGAATCCCGTTGTCAAGTTCCCGGACTTCCCGATTTTTTCCCGATTTTGGCCCAAAAATCATGCCCGATAACTAAATGTTATCAGAAACGACCCTCTGAAACGCCTGTTTTGTAGGCGTCCCGTTAAGTCAGCTTTGGCCAGCCTGACAGATTTCCCTTTTGCGAGATTGTCCGAGCGCTGCCTGACAGGTTTCCAACACCTCGCACCAAACGCGGATAACCGGACATGTTCTGAAGCGACACCACGGGCGACGGCGAAGCCGGCGCGGTTGCGGCTTTATAGAGTCGCGCGATGTTTGGGATTTTTGCGCCCGCCATCGGGTTGGCATAAAGCCGATGTATTTCCGCACCCGTAAGCGCCCTGTTGTACAGCCGCACGTTCGACAACATCCCGTTGAAATACAGACCGGAGTATCCGCCAGTCCGTCCCAGCGTCAGATCTAGGGTCGCCTCGTCGTTGACAATCAGCCCCGCTACGGCCGTCGATGCAACCCTTACCGCATCAACGTATAAGTGCACAAACGACAAGTCATAAACGCCAACGACGAATTGCGGGCGAGTGGTGACGACCGTGCCGCCAATCGCGGTGTTATTCACGTACGGCGTGCTCTTCATCCAATACTGGAACTGCGAGTCTGTGCGGATCTCGAAACCCGTCCCGCCGTCGCCGCCCGAATGCCAGTCACCCAGGAACAATTGCCGCGTGGTCGCCGCCCGAGTCGATACCCACGCGCAAATAGTGTGTTGCCCTTGTCCGCACAGTTGCGCGATTCCTCGCAGTGAGTTGATCTCTACGAAGTCATCCGTGCCGTCAAATAGGACGCCATGCATGCCGTTCAGCCCGCCGTATCTCGCGCCGTTCTTGAGTAGTCCGCGGCATGTGGCCGTCCCAATGTTGTTTGCGCCCTCACCCGCGCCTTCGTTGAGAGGCCACCACGCCACGGCTTGACCAAGAGGGTCAGTTCGATCGGCCATAAGCCCGTGCAGGTTTTGCGCTGGCATGATTGTCTACGCGATTCCGTCGATGGTTGAATACCGCGCCTCAACTGCGCACGCCTGCGTGAACAGTGACGCATCGACCACACAACGGATACGAGATGCGCCTTCCGGGATCGCCACCGGCGCATAAATTTCCGCCGAGTCGTAGAGCGTGCAGCCCGTGGCCGCGTTGACCAGCGCGTCCTCTACGGTCACCGACACGTTTGCGCTAATCGATTTGATGCGCGCCCACTCGCTGTTCGCAATGGTGCCGTTATCGATGAAGATTACGTCGCCGGCGGTGAGATTGGTCGTTGACGCCACCGTGATCGCCGTGGCGCCGGCCGCCACCGTTCCCGACACCGCCTCAGCCTCAGCCGCCGCAAATGCAGTTGTGAAGATGGCGAACGGATACCACGAGTTGTCTGCGTTGGCCGAGTGCGATGCTTCGAGCCGAATGTTGCATCCCGCACCCGCTGCAGTCGCAGCACGCCGCCCGAACCGGACGTAGATCAAACCGCCGAGCTTCGCCGAAACGTCAACGGCGGATCCGACGGCGACCGATGACGCGGCTATGGATTGCAAGGCCAACAGCGTGCCGGCCGATTTCGAGAAAGTTGCCATTTACACCACCCGCCCATACTGGGCGTACTTCGCCTGCAGAGCGGATAGCACCTCCGCGCTGCGTTGGGTGAACATCCCCGCAAACGCAGCGAGGCTTTGCCCCTTTTCCTGACGTACGAATTCATAAACTGCGCCCGTCGTGATCAAGGTCTTTTCTGCAGGGCTAATCGTGGCATTTGTCCCGTCACCATCGGGCAGCACGGAGACCGCATTGCCGGCGAGAACATTCGCCGCCACCTGCGCGGCCATGATCGTGCGCCAAGGCACGCCTGCAGCGTTGTTCCCGGCGGGGATCTGAACGTGATACACCACCCGGAATAGTCCAGGGGCAGACTGTTCAAGGATGTGAGAGTTTGCCATCAGAAATCCCCTGCCACCACAGGCACGACATCGAACGACTCGGCGTTGTGCGTGCCGGCCAGCAGAATCCACCCGGCCGGCACGAGCACCAGGGGTTGACCATCCGTGCGGACGAATTCACCCTCGGCGCTCTTGATCGTCGCGCTTGGGGTGATGGCCGAGACAAGCGCCTCGGCAAGGAGCCGCGTTGCCGGACTGCCCTGGGTGTCTTTCAGGAAGAGCCGGATCACGCCAGCGGTCGTCGTGCTGGTCGCCTTCCACTGCACGCGGTCGACACGGGTGCCATTCGTCCCGCCCGTCAGGATCGTGCCGAGTGTGCCCGTGCCGTCCCGGTTGGTGTTCGCGGTCGAGATCCGGGCGCCGGTGAGGTTCCCGCCGGCGTTGGGAACTGCGGTGAACGCTGGAACATCTGCCATGCTGATTCCTCCCTATGTCGCGCTGTTGAAGAACGCCGCGCTGGCGTAGTTGCGGGAGGCGCGATCGCCGCCCAACTGGTTGATCTGCCCTGAG